CTCCTGGGGTAAATTCTAGTTGAAATCCTTTTATTGAAAAGGCATCTGAACTACTTTGATCATCTATCTTTAATGCAACTGCAAATCCTGATCCCTCTACTGATTGTCTAATCAAAGGTATGCCTGATGCATTGTATGTTGCGTTGTTATATTGTGCAACTCCATAAACTGCTGCACCTCCACCTGATGTTATTGATATTTTATCTGGTTGAGGGGTGTTTTGATCATCATAGTCATATCTAACTGCTAGATCTGCTGATACAGTTGTACCTTCTCCCTCATAGTTTAAATTAACTCTCTGCATATATTTTCTAATACCTGGATCACCCATAACCATATCTGGTGATCTAAATACTGCTAATATTGTAGAGTTAGTAGAACCATTAGCAAATGTATTTCCAGTCTCCATCTTATAAATAAAACCATCAAATCCTCCAAACACTTGTGTCTCTACACCACTAATAAAATCTGAATCTGTACATGCAGGTTTAATACCTATCATATCTGAATATTCAAAACCAATACCACCTGTATTAGGATTAGTTTTTAATACACCTATAATCCCTTTTGCTGAACCCTGTGATCCACTAGTCGTAGGGTAAAATAATCTATATTGTGATTTATCTCTAATAACTAATGATGATATTCTATTTAATCCTATATCATCAATTCTAGACTGTATCTGTCTAGATATAGATCCTAGTTCAACGTCACCAATTCTAGCTGTACCAGCGATAGTTCTTAATCCATCTGGTGCTAAGAATATAACATCACCACCAATCTCTTGAATACTACCACCATCTCTACATCCAATATTTCTTGTAACTTCTTGTACTGCAAAATTACTAGATGTTGTTCCAGTTAATTTATATATTCTATCTTCGCAGAATACAATTAATTCATTCCTAAATACTTTTAATCCAACAACAGCCGAGTCAACTTTAAATGATCCTGCACCACTAGCAGATGTAAAATTATCTTCCCCAAATGGTACACTAAATATAACTTCTTGAGAGTTAGTACCACCAGCATAAAACATATGGTTTTGAAATGCTTTTACAAACTTAGGATTAGTTGGAGCTGTTCCACCACCTGTAGCATTTACCACATCAACTGCAAAACTTGAATTAATAATCTGTGCAGGCGAATGCCCTGTTGCAATAATTATTTTATCAGTTCCATCAAAATTAAATTTTTCAAAATCGTAAGCTCTAGTTGATGTACCTAAACCAGTTGTTAGTGTTGTAAAACTACCAGAAGTTGTACCTCTATGTATATCACCACCTCTTGCAACAATAACTTGTCCATTAAATACTATAGAGCAATCTACTACTTTACTAGTATTACTAGAACCTTGTGGTACTATCGTTGTATTAAATAATGCTGTTCCACCAACTCTTCTATATCCACCCTTTATATCAGGTTCAAAATTTTGTAATATAAGAGCTTCACCAGGAGCCATTGAAAAGACATCTTTATTAAGTGTCAATCCTCCTGCACAACTCACTACAAACGGTGATATAAGATCAGTTGCTGGCATTGATTAATTTTTTTTATTAATTTTTCCACCAGTTTCTTTCATGTACATGTCAAACATTCTTCTAAGTTCAAACATAGACTCATCTGGAAATACTTCTTTAACATTATCTTCTTCTAATGCTTTTTTATATTTATTATATTTTGTTATACTAAAAACACCTGGCTCATATTTAGCTTGTAATTTTTCATCAGCTTTTTTTTCACCATCCATATTATCAGTAATTTTCATACCATTTTTCTTTTCTTCTTCTTTTCCTCTAATAGCCATTATGATGCTCTGCCTCCTATGCTAGTTGTTATACTTTCACCTATGGTGTCACTTCTCATGTAATCATTTTTAGTAGCATAATCTACTTTTAATAATCTAAGTTTTCTTTGAAAATCTCTATCTGCTAACTGTGCATGTTGTGGATCTGATCTTAACATATATGTATAGTATTTAGCTCTATCTACTATTAATGTCCCAAATCTATCTGGTAAACTCATATTATCCCCATGTGCATCTAAATCTGTATGAGTTGTGTAATAATCATAGTGAATTGTATATTCACTAGTATTTGGTCTTGGACTTACACCAAATGCAGAATGATCTGGTAATATATAAACTCTTAAAGGATCAGAGTAATTACCACTATTATTTGTATCATCAGTTACTTTGTAAACTTGTAGATAATTATCATAAGTTACAAATGTTAATTTTCTTAATGCTATATCACTTCTAGATATTCTTACATAATCTACATCTAATTGTACACCATCTGATTCTACATATATATAAGATGTCTGTGCTGTAGCTGTGAATGTAGTATTTAATATAGCACCTTCTCTAAAATTAGTTACAGCTTTTGTTGTATTTAAATTCTGTGTTCCACCTGCGGATGTACCAACTCTAACAATTAATCCACTTGTTGAACTGTTTGGACTTAGTACTCTAACTTGTAGTTTATAAGTTTTATTTACTGTAGTATTAATAGCTTGATAAGCTGCTGCATCATTTAAATTTAATCTACCATTACCACTAGTTGTATGTGATGGTGACCCATCTCCTGTAGTCCAACTAGTTATGTTAGATGTAAACTCACCATTAGTTACTAATTCTTTTGGTTTAAGAAAAAATGAATCCATATCAGCTTTTCTAAAATCAGCTGGAAAATCATATTCATTATCTCCTACTATTAAATCTTGTGATGTTCTACTGTATAGTAAAGGTATTTCACCAGTCTCATTATATATATCGTGTATACCTTTATTTACAAAATCTTTAACTGCAGTTTGTACACCCCTACTAGAGGCAAACGTACTGGAGGTTAATTCTGTTTCATTAAGTTCTCTAAGAACTTTATTTGTTAGTGTTAGGTAGGTTGTTGCCATTCTGTAGTAACTCTAATATTTTATCAAGTTTTTTTTCTTGATCATTAATTTTGTTTTCTAAATAATCTACCCTTAAATTATTATCTGAGGGAATAACTCTTTGACCTGTACTTGCATTTGTTTTTTTTCTTAAATCGTAAGTTGTCATATTTTTCCTAATTATTATAAGGGGTATTAATTAAAGGGGGCATATAGCCCCCTCTAAAATTATACAAATTACACTGCGTTATCGTGCTGTGAGTCTGTATTTCTATCTGTTTCGTCAATACCTGATACATCACATAGTACAGCAAAAACACGGATTTTACCCGCACTTGAAGCTGCACCAGCAATTTTAGCATCTAGAGTATCAGCACTTGAAACAATAACTCTCGCTGTTGCTGTAAGTGTACTGAAACCAGTTGCATTTGTATCTCCATCAACATATCTATCAGGATCACCACCTGTGATACCTAAATCAATAGTTGCTGAGCTTGATAATGCAGTGATTACCTCAACTCCAGCATCCATGATTAAAGTTTCAGCAGGTATATCTAGACACTGTAAGATGTCTCCATCTGCAGTTCCTGAATCACCATTTACTGCTGATACGTCAATTGTATTTTCTACTAAGTAAGGTGTTCTACCATTAGACGGATGTCCAGTAGTTCCACCAGCCGCTGTTACATTATAAGTAGCCATAGTTCTCTATTATCCTCCTAATTAACCTATTGAAATAACGCCTCTTTGAACTGCATCGCTTCTTAGAATTTTTCTTCCAAAAACGTGTAGTCCTCTGACAACGTCTGCGAATGAATCAGGGTCTCTGATTAATTCTGTTTTTGCTATATGATTAACAGTTGCAACACCTGACATATGTCCGTATAAGAACACATGTTCATTTGCTCCAGCAGAGCCAAATGTGTGATTTGCAGCTGAACCGCCTGATACAGCGATAGCATTTGATTGGTACATGTTAAAACCAAATAATGGTCTGTCGTGAACTTTACCATTTCTGATTTGTGATGAACCACCATCAGCCATTACTGATTGGTCAGAAAGTTTAGCACCTGCTTTTCTTAGTTGTTCAAAGAATTCAGGTGATGAAACTAACCATCTATTTTCTTCTGGCACACTATTTCTGTCCAAGTTCTTTTTAGCAGTTGATACTAAGTTAGCCAAAGTATCTACAGCTGCATCACCATCGATTGGTGAAGCGTCAGTTCCTGTTCCAGTACCATTAGTTGCATTGTCATAAATAAATTTTAAGACATTGTAATCATAGTTTTTCTTTAGTGAATATGCACCTGAAGAGGTTGCAAGAGCTTCAAAGTTTACATGAGATTGTCTTTCTTCAATATCATCTACTTTAAAAGCAAAGTATGAACCTTGGTCAACAGTCATAGTTATTTGGTCATCTGCTAATACTTGTGTATCAACTGTTTGACCTCTAGCATAATCTCTGACTGTGATTGTAGGCTCTTTGATAATCTTTACTGTGTCACCAAAGTTTTCGATTTCTCCAGCGTAGTCAGTGTTAGTAATATCCTCTACCACTGATGCTCTTCTGAAGAACTTTTGAACTTTCTGACTAAAGATTTGTGGAGTAAAATTACCTTGTGCAAGGTTATTATATCCAGTAGCATTTGTAAAAGCCATATGCTTCTCCTTGTTTATTTAGTTAGATTGTTTAACGTTGTTCAATCCTACCTTCTAAACGAGCAAGGTCAATCTCTTTCTCAAACTTTTCAAACTGATGAGGTTTTAAATTTCCAATCTCACTAGTTGTCCAAATTTTTTTCTTTGGTATATCAGTATCAGTACTTTTCTTAGTTTTTGAAATTGCTTTAGCAGCTTCTTTTTTAAGATCATTATCTTGTTTTTTAGCTTTAGATATGCCACGATCTGCTTTATACAAATCAATAGCTCTTGCAGCTAATTTAGAGTTAGATGTATTCTCATACAACCAACCTTGGATAGTAGGATCTTGTTGTTCAGCCCATTCATGAAAATCATCGTTTGCACGAATCTCATTAAAGTCTGGGTGAAATTTTAAAAGTTCTACTTCAGCTTTTTCTTTTGCAATCTGCTCTTGTTGGAGTTGTAAATCTTTATATTTTGTTTCAAGATCTGCAGTTTGAGTAGTAGCCTTATTCATTGCTATGGTTTCAACCATATCATAAACGTCAGGGTACTCTTTTCTCCATGCCTCTAACTCATCTTTAGATTTAGGTGGCACAAATTGTGTAGTACTTGATTCTAATTGTGAACGCAAAGAACTGAGTTCTTCCTTGTGTTTATTAATTGTAGAATCATAGTGTTTTTTCAAATCGTCATAACGTTTCTTAAAAACACGATCTTCAGCTTTTGCAGGGCGTTCAGCGATAGGAGTAGCC